GGTGGAAATTCCAGATACTGACCGAAAAAGAATTGGGTATTTCGTGAATAAATAGACCATGGCATATCTACTAGACAGAATAAACGCACAATTAGCAAAGACGGGCTACAAAGCACGATCTCAGCAAGCTAGGACTTGGTTGCAATCCAAGATTGGTGATCTACGAGCAACACCACATAAATTAGCAAAATCCCGAGAAAGGTCCGCAACAAAGAGTCTTGTTGGTAAACTGTACTTCTTCTACTATGATCCTAAAACGAAAGATAAGCTGCCATATTACGACAGGTTCCCCTTGGTTTTTCCAATTGAACTATACCCAGACGGTTTTTTAGGGCTGAATTTACACTACATTCACCCAAAGCAGCGTATCATTCTATTAGATAAATTGTCAGAATTGGCTACAGATAAGAGATTTGATGATAGAACAAGATTGAAATTGTCATATCAAACACTATCATCATTCAGTCGTTTGTATGAGGCTAGCCCATGTATCAAGCGATATCTAGGAAGTCATGTTCAAGGACAATTTGTGGAAATTTCAGCAAGTGAATGGGACATTGCTGCGTTGCTGCCAGTTGAACAGTTTGAAAAAGCAAATAAAAATAAAGTCTGGGCAGACTCACGAAAGAAAATGTAATGTCATTTTTACCACAGTTATTCCTCTCAAACATAAAGGCCAAAGATGGTCTTGCACGCCCGAACAGATTTCAGGTCATTCTTCCTATTCCACAATATATCGGAAACTATATTGAAAATGGCTTGATTGAGCAACTATTGAATTTTCCAAACTCAGTGTTCTCTGATATTACAACTAGGGTTCAGGGTGCTTCAAACAGTCGTTCATATAATCCTACGATTTCACGATATCTGGCACTACAGTGTGAGTCGGCCGAGTTGCCGGGCAAAAGTGTCGCGACTGCTGACGTTAGCATATATGGTCCAATATTCAAAGTTCCATATCGCGCAATGTATGAAGATATCAATCTGACTTGGATATGTACAAACGAATTCTATGAAAGAAAACTGTTTGATAAATGGCTAGAGGCCATGGTGCCAAATGATACACACAATGCACGTTTTTCACAAGGTGAAAAAACACGATTTACTACAAACATCAAGATTGTGCAGTATGACGATTTCATCAAGCAAATCTATGCAGTTGAATTGATTGATGCATTTCCAGTTGCTGTGGCACCACAAACATTGAATTGGGCCGATGACGGATTTCATCGCCTTTCAGTTCGTTTTGCATACACCAGCTACAAAACAATATATGAAGGTGCTTATGATTTGGCTGCAGCCACTGCCGCGCTGCTAGGTTCAGGCATCAGTGGAGTACCTATATCCGCAGTATTGAACACACAGGTCCGCGGAACAGCGGAAGCGATAAGAAGAATTTTTTGATTATTTGGAGATACTATGTTACCTAAAATTGATGTGCCGATTTATGAAATAACTTTACCACTACTACAGAAGAAAGTAAAGATTAGACCATTTCGTGTAAAAGAAGAGAAGATTCTTCTAATGGCAATGGAGTCGGAAGATGACGCTGCTGTACTGCTTGCGATTAAACAGATTGTAAACAACTGCTGTGTTGATGATATGGATGTGGATTCACTTCCTGTTTTGGATTTGGAGTATATGTTTCTCCAACTTCGTGCAAGATCAATTGGTGAAATCATTGATCTCCAGTATCGTTGTAATAACGATGTTGATAGTGAGGATGGAATTAAAAAATGTAACAACATCATCAAACTAAGTTTCAATGCGCTTGAAGTTGAGCCTCAGACTGAGGAAGGTCACAAGAAAGAGATACAGTTGACGCCAAAACTAGGCGTTGTAATGAAGTATCCTGATTTTAAGTTAGTCAACAAGTTATCCAATCTTTCCGAAACGGAGATGATTGCAAAAATGGTTGCTGGATGCATAGATTACATTTTTGACAGTGAATCTGTTTATTATGCAAAAGATGCATCCGATGCTGAACTTGTTGATTTTGTTGATAGTCTGACTAGAGAACAGTTTGAAAAGATACAAGAATTTTTTGATACCGTACCCAAAATGAAGAAGAACTTGACATTCAAGTGCTCCAAGTGTGGATACGAGGAAGAGTTGGTGTTGGAAGGAATACAAAGTTTTTTCGGATAACCTTTCGCCACGATAGTTTGGCGAATCACTATCAAACAAACTTTGCGTTGATGCAACACCACAAATATTCATTGGGTGACTTGGAAATGATGGTACCATGGGAAAGAACAATTTACATAACCATGCTCATGCGCCACATTGAAGAAGAGAATGAGAAAATAAAGCAACAAATGCAGAATAGAAGAAAATAAAATGGCAACTTTCACCGATATTTACAAACAAGAACTGAAGGGTAAGGGCGTACTCAACTCTCTTGGAACGGCTGCACTCAAGCGCACCCGCGAGAAGCTGGATATTAGAAATATGCTTTTCGGTGGAAGTGGCGCTATCGCAGCAACAGGACAAAAAGTATTCGGTAAAGGATATCAGGCAATAGAGAAGGGTGGATCCACCGGAAAAGCTGTATCAGAAAACATCGGCACACAATCTATCGCCATGGATCAGTTGTTGGTGTCTGCGCAAAAACAAGAGGCTCAGCTATCCATAATTGCTAAAAACACAATGAATAGCAATGCCATGGCCAGAGACATGAATGTGACTCGACAGAATATCATGAAGTTGGTAACTATGGGTGGTGGAAAAGCCAGTCGTGGTGCTGATATGTTTTTCAAGGACGCGGCCGCAAGAGAATCTGCGTATGAATCTCAATTTAAAAAAGGCAGAGAAAAACAAACAACACCAACACCAGTAGCTGAGAAAAGTAAATCTGGTGGAATGTTAGCGATGTTTGGTGGAATTGCAACTGCGATTGTTGGAACAATTAGAAGTGCGTTAGGTGGTATACCTGATCTCCTGAAAAGCATATTCTCCGTTGACAATCTTTTGAAAATGTTTGGAATAGCTGGAAACGTCATCAGTGGATTTGCAAAGTTGCTGCCTATGTTGGTCAGTCCAGCATTTTTGGGTATCATTGCTGCGGTTGCAGGAGCAACTTGGTTGATGAAGTGGTTAGAAAGTAAAAATGACGAAGCTAACACTCAAGAAAAAACAGATTTGAGGGTAGCACAAGATCGCGGCAGTCAATCATCTAAACTCGCAGCAAGAACGTTACTTATAAATGATGATTTAAAGTCTCTACTTGCTAAAGATAGAACTGATCAGGATGTTTCAGATTATACCAGAGGTGAAATAAAAACTAAACAAGAGTTATCCGCTGCTATTGCATCTGCCGAAGCATCTGGTCAAAAATCCATCACAATAAAAGATTCACAAGTTCAGTCTGAAACACAACAAAAACTGAGTCAGCAAGCACAACAATCCATGGATGATGGTTCATATAGTGCGGTGGAAGCTAGACGTTTTGGTGTAAAGCCTGAATCGTTATCTCCAACATCAGTAAACACTGATTCTGATGGTTCATTCAAAAACAAGGATGACTTTATCAAGGCAATGTATCCTCTCGCTGTCAAAGCAGCCGAGGCTTTAGGTGGAATTGATCCAAATGCTTTATTAACACAGTGGGGTTTTGAAAGCGCATGGGGACAGAAAGTTTCAGGAAAGCATAATTATTTTGGAATCAAGGCAGACAAGAGCTGGACGGGCGACAAAAAAGATGTAATGACACATGAATTTGTGGCCGGGCAAAAAATTAAAATACCACAACCATTCAGATCATACAGTAGTCCAGAAGAAGCGGTTGATGATTACGTAAAATTTTTGAAGAATAATAAGAGATACACCAAAGCTGGTGTATTCAATGCCAAAACATCATCAGAATTTTTCACAGCATTACAGAGTGCTGGATATGCGACTGATCCGAATTATGCAAGTAAGCTAACGGCTGCAACTGCAAGTACAGCAAGCAAAACCGCAAGTTTAATGCCAGTTGCTCCATCAACTGGTCCAAACTTGGCGCAAGGAAGCACCACAATGGCTGCAATGACCCGTGATATGAATGTTGCTCAAGCACCGAATGTTGTAGTGAATGCACCACAGACGAATGTTGCATCAGGTAAAGCACCATCTGCACCAGTTGCATCAGCAACAAACGTGGATGCCCTGGAGTTGTTCTTCAGGGCCGCCATGTAAAAATCCCGCACTAGGCGGGATTCAAACTCAGAGTTTAGTCAGCTTCTGCTAACGACTTGAAGTAGTCCAAGTCATCGTCATCAGTTGTAGAAGCAACAGGAGCAGGTGCACGAACTGGTGCTACGCGAGTTGCTGTTGGTAGCTCAACGTCCTCTGCGCGAGTAGCAGGAACGATATCACCTTCATAACCAAGAACTTTATCAAGACGAGCTTTCAATTGATCAAACGACTTGAAGTTTTTCTTCTCAACAAACTCTTTCAGTGAATGTTCTTTGTTGTAGATTGTTTCCAACTTAGCTTCATCATCAGACAACGCACCTTGTGTGGCGAATTCTGATTTGTCATAGTTGCGATAACCTTCAACGTTACGAATCTTCATCTTGAAGTTTGCACCTTCCCAGAGATCAAATGGATTCAATGGTGTTTCGTCAGCGAATTCAGGATTCATTGCTTCAGAAATCTTATCAAAGATTTTCTTACCGAACTTGAACAGACGAACAGTTCCATCATTCTCAGGATGTGCTGGATCGGAGACCACATAGATGTTTGCGAGATAGCTCAAACGGCGCTTTTGTTTACGAACAATATCCTTGTTCGCTTCAACGCCAGAGTTCCACAATCCACTATTGTGCTCACAGACTGGGCACTTTTCACCAACAGTTGTCAAGCAATTGTCAATGAACCAACCGCCAGGACCTTGAAAGCCGTGATCAAAACGGCGAACCCATGGCAGACCATCTTCACCATCAACACCAGGAGCAGGCAAGAAACGAATTGTAGCCATGCCGTTGCCGGACTTGTCTACAGTCGGTTGCCAGAATCGGGTGTCATCTTTGGACCCGGCTTCTGCTGTTTGTGTGGTGGATTCAATAGCCTTGGTGAGAGATTCCAGGCTTGCGCGATTGCGCTTTAGAT